GTCCATCGGGGGCTCCTTCACGGGAGATGCGGGCGCACGCGGGCGAGAAACGCCTCGGCATCCACGCCAATGAGTGACGTCCAGAAGGTGAGCGCCTGGGGATGGTTGAGGAACTCCACGGCGGCGGCTTTATGCTCCGGATGGTCGCTCTGGAGATCGCTGACGACCCGTTGCAGCACCGCGACCGCCAGCCCCGCCTCCCCGACCACATCGCCACCACCAGGCCGGGCACTGGTGCCCTTCGGTGGGCGTCCGCGTCGCGCCATAATCAGTCTAACCTTCTCGAAAATAACTGACCCGCAGCGTCGCACTGCCGGTCACCGCAATCGCCAAAAAGCCCAGCAGGGACCGCGCGCCCTGCACCCGAAACGTCGGCGGCTGGGCGTTATTGGCCTGGGGCGGATCGATCAGATGCCCAGAGGTCGCGGTGGGCACGCCCGTAAACTTCACCCGGATCTCCGCACCCTCCACCGAAATCAACGCCCCACCCGCTTGTGTTTGCATGATTAACGCGGTATCAAGCCCGACCGCGACTGCGGAGCCGACCACGATGTCCGAGTACCCCACCGGCGTCAGCGCCGTCTCATCCGCCATACGCGTTCCCCTCTCGCTCGGTGTCACAGCCCCCCCGCTGGGCCTGCCACCGCTCCACCGCCTCCCCCAAGATCTGGGCCATCAGCAGCGCCTCTGGTGCGCTTGCCACTCGGCCACCGCCGCTTTCAGGAACAGCGTGATCTGGGCGAGCGGCGTGCGGCCTTCGGCCTGGGCAATGGCCCCCAGGGCGTCGTGCAACTCGTCTGGCAGGCGATATTTGGTCAGGGCCTGCCACAGGCGGTCCCATTGCCGGCGCATCCGCCCGCAGCGCTCGGCATAGACCGGGACCACCGTCTGCAAATAGTCCGCGTCCCGACTCAACCCTTGGGCCAACGCCACATCCTCATGCTTCCAGGCCAGCCGTGTGAGCCGCTCGGTCGCCCGCAGTTCCGTCACAGCCTCATGGTACAGCGTCTCTTTGCTCACCAGGGCGTCGAGCAGGAGTTCCAGGTCAAAGACCACGCGGTCGGCTGGGAGGGCGTCCACGTCGGCATCGCTGCGGGATTCGAGTGAATCCAAGAAGGGGATGAGCTTTTCGAAGGGCTCTTCGGTCTCTAGGGGATCGGTCACCAGATTCCTTTCGAGAAGCCCCTGGCTTCAGCCAGGGGGAGTTTGACCGTATACCAGCTCAAGGCCACCGCCGCCTCCTTAATTGAGCATCACCACTTGCCCCGCCCACGGCTTCGCAGACCCAAACGTACAGCCGAGCGCATCGGCAATGTCGGGCGAGTGCCCTAATCGCTTGCGCATGCTGTCTTTATCTTCCACGACCAGCCGTCCACTCGAATCCAGATCATAGGTGACACTGGCCAGCTCGCCCACCAAGTCTTCGCACCCGTGCCGCTCGGCGGGCGTCGCCCAGGCAAACACGGGCGCGTCCTCGCGTAACCACCGGGCCATCTCAATCCACAGCCAATCCCGCAGCAGGCGTGGGCGCGGCTCCCCACGACGCGGCGGGCCCGGCGCGGGATGGCTCACATTCACCGCGACGGCCGTCCACGCGCGCTTCTCCTGGCGCCGGACTTCAGCCAAGCGATCGTACACCCCCGCGCCCAGCCCCACCACATCCACCGTAATGGTGTCGGCCTGCCAGGCCTCTGCCCGGCTGACGACGTGCCCCACCGTCTGCATGGTGTCGAGCTTCGCATAAATACTGATATGCTGCACGAGACGCCCCTGGCGTAACACGAGGACGGTCCGGTCGCTCCCAAAGCGCGCGGGATCGACGCCAAGCACCCGCTTGCCCTCACCGTCCACCCGCTCCCTGGTCAGGCAGGGCTCCGTATGTTCCAAGCTGATTAAGACATCATCTTCCTGGTTCGGAAAGTTCCCGTCCGCTCTGACCCTGACAACGTTACTGCCCTCGCCCCACTTGCGCACGAGGGTCTCCCGATAGGTCGGAGCCACCAGCGGCGAGTCCTGCGAGCGGAAGTGCAACGCCGTGTACTCGCCCCTATTATGTTTGTGACTCGACGCAAATGTCCCGCTGTTGCGGGTGGGATTGCCCAGCATCAGCACGCGGGAACCTGGCGTGCTGAGCGCCCCTTCTGCTGCTTCAAAAATCTCCTCAGGAACTCCCGAGCCCTCATCGATCACAAACATCAGCGCCGCCGCGTGAAAGCCCTGGAGGGCCTCGGGATTCTCTTTGCGTGCCGTGCGGGCAAACGCCCCCCATTCCTTCGCACTGGGATCATACATCCCATCGGTGACCAATTTGAATAGCGTGGAGAGCCAGAACCTCGGCGGAATCCCCAGCGCGGCACTCTGCCCATCGGCATGGCGCCGCCACTTGCTGAGCTCGCCCCAGAGGATATCGCGGAGCTGATGACTACTGGGGGCGGTACAGGGAATTTTGCCAAAGTCGTGGGTTTCGAGGTGCCACAGGACGGCCCAGGCGGCCGCGGTCGTCTTGCCAATGCCATGGCCTGAACGGACGCTGACCTTGGCACCAGGGGGCTGGAGTGCCTGGAGAATCTGCACTTGCTGGGCGGTGGGCTCGACGCCAAAGCGCTGACGCACGTAGAGCACGGGATCCCGCCGCCAGTGCTCCCGCAATGCGAGATAGATGGGAATATGCGCCCGATAGGACGACGGGGCGGCCAGCGTGCGCGGCATCCCTTACGCCTCGGCCATGGGCGAGGCGAGTGGCTCAGGGCCTTGCGCTTGGGCCAGGAGCGCGCTTAACCCCGTGCCGAGGGCTTTGGCGGCCTCGGCCGCCGTGCTGAGGCCCAACAGATCACACCGTTGCTCCACGCAGCGCTGCGCCACTTGGAGGAAGCGGGGATCGCCCGCGCTCTGCTCCCGGCGGATGCTCGCCTCATCGCGCGGATCTTTGCCGGTGATGCGTTTGGTGATCGTCACCTCGCGCACCTTGCGCGACTGCGCCCAGGCCTCCAGTGCCTCGCGCTCAATATGGTCCAGCTTGGCGATCTCTTGGGCCTTGACGGCATCAAAATCGCGGACAGAAGACGCCAGCCACTGTTGCTGGATCTTTTGGAGATCCAAGCTAATCTGTTGCTGCGTGACCCCGAGCAGCTGCCCGATCTCATATTGGCCTTTGCCGCAGAGATAGAGCTCCGCGACGCGCTGCCGTCGCTGATTGATCACTTCCTTGGTGTGCTGCGGCATAGCCAGACTCTTGTGTAAAAAGATTCTTGTAGCTGCTTTCTAGAAAGTACGCAAAAGTGCACTTTTGGTAGTTCCCCCTTCTTCCAACTCAGTTTCACTCGGACCGACGTCAGAGCCAGCGCCGGGTTGTCCAGGGGCGTTGAGGTTTCCCACTAGCCGTAGGTACCGTTCTAAATTCAGTGCAGCATGGATATCCCGGTCTTCGGTATGTCCGCATGCGGCACAGGTAAACACACGATCAGCGAGGGTGATCGTCTCGTTGACAACCCCGCACCGACAGAGTTTGGTTGACGGAAACCAGCGGTCGGCTACCGTGATCGTGACGCCAGCAGCCTCAGCCTTGTAGGTCAGCATCTGCCGAAACATCCCGAGCCCCATGTCACTGATGGCACGGGCGAGTTTCCGGTTCTGGACCATCCCCGCCACATGGAGATCCTCAATGACGATCTCGTGATACGTCCGCGTGAGCCGCGTCGTCAGCTTATGCAAGCTGTCCGCACGCATGGCCGCGATCCGTGCATGGAGTCGCCCCAGTTTCCGTTTCGTCTCATGCCAGTGTGCGGAAAACTTCACCCGTCGTGCTAGTTCCCGGTTGAGTCGCCGGAGCTGCTTGAGTGCCGCCTTCAGTGGCTTGGGGCCGTCGATATGTTCACGCGGTGTTGAGAGGGTCGCCAGATGCCGAATACCCAAATCGACCCCGCAACACCCAGCTTGGTGTTCACTGGCTGTGGGGATGAAATCGACCTGGACACTCAGACTGACAAACCAGCGGTCGGCGGTGCGGGAGACCACCGCTGCCATAATCTTTCCAGAGAAGCGCAATGCTTCCCGCATACGCACCCACCCAAGCAGCGGGATACGGAGGTGTTTGCCATCGACCTGGACTTTATCGTTGGCGATGTAAAAACTGTCGTGCACCCCTTTCTTCTTGAACGCGGGATAGCCTACCTTACGCTTGGTTTTGCCTGCTTTCCGATTCTTGAGGTTCTGAAAGAAGGCACGAAACGCGGCATGCAGGTTGGTAAAGGGTTGGGCATGCGCATCCCGGTGAATGTCCTTGAGCCAGGGATAGCGCTCATATTTGGTGGCATTCCATTGCTGCTTCAGCGTAGCAGCCGTGGGCTTCTCGCCGGCATGGTACTGACGCTGCCATTCGGCCAACGCGGCGTTATAGGTGAACCTGGCAGTCCCCGCCGCTCTCCGGCAATACGCCTCTTGGGCCTGCGTTAAGTCGAGGGCAATCTTATGAGCGAAGATCATGCGTACTCACTTTGCGTAGGGCTGCACACGTTTGCACACGCTTTCGACATCTAGACTACGTCTGCGGACGCCACCCCGCCTTTACCGCAGGTTCAAACTCGCCAGATACAACGGCGACACCTGACTCAGCAACGTCCCGATGGACTTTTGGACATCGGACTGCCACTCCACACGCTGGTTCTTCGTAGTATCGACCACATTCACCCAATCAGGTAACCGCCCTGTCCGCTTCCAGCGGTCTTCTTGCTCTGAAGTTATTTATTTTGTGAGCCTAAGCTTTGCACAGAGGTCTGAACTATACCGAACCTCTTGGCCCCCTGATGGTCCGTACCAAGCCTTAAGGAGCTGGGCGGCCCTGACCTGCTCGGCCATTGGCGTGTTCGCGGGGAGCAAACTCTTGGTCAGTTGGGCCAACTCGTGATGTTTGGACGGGTGCCGTTCCGCCAGGGAGGCCAGCCCCTGGCACAGCCTGGTGAAGCTTTTGGCCAGGCGGGCAATGGTGCGGCGAATGCCCCGCTCCTCCGCGTACACCGCAGCGATACTGTTTTGGACGGCATCGACCCGCCGGTGCAATTGTGTACTGCTCAGCCGCCCCAAGACGGCGTCATCGCGCAAATCGTTGAGGGCCTTGGCCATGCGCTCCTTATAGTCCGGGAGGTCATCA